AGGAGGAGAAAGGGACCTGCAGCAAAGGAACCGTGAGTTTGAAGAGGCAGTCGAGAGACAAATACAAGCAGACCGAAAGGCAAGAGCAGTTGGTGCTGACGGCCCTGATCCCGTGGATATTTTTGATTCTTACGATCCTGATGAACCAGAAGGCGGTGCAGGATCGTTGACGGCCCTTCGCCCAGACCTGGCTCGTGATCCTTCTCGTCCCCCAGTTAGTATTGTTCCTGCAGCTACAACTCCAGCAGAGCAAATAATAGCTGAAGCTCGTGGTAAACAAAGAACATCTGATCAAACAGCACAAAGTATAGCTGAAGCTGCCCCCACCCCTGAAGGGGTTCAAGAGGATGTGCCGTTCTCTATCAGAACAATGCGGGGTCCCACGTTTTCGCCAGATCCAGAGGAATTTCAACAGTTTGACGAAACAGACTATTTAGATTTAGGAAAAATTGGACCGGCACCTCCAAAAGGGGAGGAAGACAACAGAGCGTCGGACAGTCTTGTTGAACGAAGAGAAAGAGGCATTGCTGCTGCAAGAGCGGCTGCGGCCCAAAACCCTTTGGCACAATCTCCAGATCTTAAAGGAATACAGATTGGAGACGTTAATATTCCGTTAGGTCCTGCAGGAATGGTGGCTCAGGGTATCGCTACTGTAGGTACAGACATTTACAATACTTTTGCAAATCCCACAGCAAAAACCATCGATAATATTCAGAACAAAGGCCACGGTGCGGTGTACGGTGCCGAAGGAAACCTGATTGGCTCTGTTGATCCAGACACTGGTGCTGTTCAGGCGACAGAGGGCAACGCTTTTAACCCTGAACTAGAGCCTTACTTTGCTGAGTATAGGGAGCGACAAGAAAGAGGTCGTGGTGATAACGTTGGTCAACCTATATTACCTCTTGCGGGACAAGAACCAGTGCCCGTGGCCCCCGAATCTTACATTGGACAACCGATTGTACAGCCATATCAGTACACGCCGGCCCCACCAGTGCAGTTTTCGTACACTGGAATACCAACTTTGGCCCCGACAATGTTAAAACCGACGTTTCAGGCGCAAGAATCATTCTCGCCGTTGTTTAATTTAGGCCAAACAAGGCGTAGTTAGTGTCCTTGGCCCTCGATTCTTTGCCTGATGAGGTCTTGAAAGAGGTTTTAGCCCTCAAAGAGGCGAAAATTAGGCTTGATACACGCGAAAAAGCGCAAAATCAGTTTATGCCTTTCGTTCATCATGTCTATGATGGCTTTATAGAGGGTCGTCATCACCGAATTATTGCTGAAAAGCTCGAAAAAATAGCAACTGGGGAGCTAAAACGGCTGATTGTAAACATGCCGCCCCGTCATTCCAAGTCAGAATTCGCTTCTTACCTCATGCCAGCGTGGTTTTTGGGGCGAAACCCTAAATTAAAGATTATTCAAGCAACCCATAACACGGAATTAGCGGTCAGATTCGGTCGTAAGGTCCGTAATTTGATAGAAACGGAGAGTTATTATGAAATCTTCCCAGAAACCAGGCTCAAAACGGACGACAAAGCGGCAGGACGCTGGGGCACCGAAGCAGGAGGCGAATATTTCGCAGCAGGAGTCGGTGCAGCCGTCACCGGTCGGGGAGCCGACCTCTTCATCATTGATGACCCACATTCGGAACAGGATGCCCTTAGTGAAGGAGCGTTTGACAACGCTTACGAGTGGTATACGTCAGGTCCTCGCCAACGTTTACAACCGGGTGGCGCGATTATTCTCGTAATGACGCGCTGGGGGACGAAAGATCTTACTGGCAGACTGCTAAAAGCACAGTCTAACGACATTATGTCAGATCAGTGGGAAATTGTGGAGTTCCCAGCCATTATGCCGTCAGATAAACCGCTCTGGCCTGAGTTTTGGAGCACTGACGACTTATTAAAAGTTAAATCTGCACTACCCGTTGCTAAATGGAACGCACAGTGGCAGCAACAACCAACTGCTGCAGAGGGTGCCATTGTAAAACGTGAGTGGTGGCAACCCTGGGAGAAAGAAGATGTACCGCCGGTCAAATACATCATGCAATCGTATGACACAGCGTTCTCGAAGAAGGAGACAGCGGATTACTCAGCAATCACGACGTGGGGCGTATTTCAGCCAGAAGAGGGAGGAGCAGACCACATCATCTTGCTCGATGCCCGACGAGGACGATATAACTTCCCGGAATTAAAAGAAGTTGCTTTAGAAGAATACGATTACTGGGAGCCTGATATGGTCATTATCGAAGCCAAGGCAACTGGTACGCCGTTAACGGATGAGTTACGCAGGACGGGTATACCGGTCCTAAATTATACACCCGGTAAAGGTCGTGATAAAGTGACTCGCATGCACACCGTTGCACCAATCTTTGAAGCTGGGATGGTTTGGGCACCAGATAAAAAGTTTGCAGACGAAGTGATCGAAGAATGTGCCGCCTTTCCCAATGGTGACCATGATGACTTTGTAGACAGTATGACTATGGCTCTGATTCGTTTTCGCCAAGGTGGGTTTCTCTCGCTGGAGGGTGACGAAGATGAAGAGATGTATGTACCAAGGAATAGAGAGTATTACTGATGTCTGTACCTCCAAATGAAATGACCGCAATGGTTGACTCAGCACTTCAAGCAGTTCCAGGCATGGAGGTAGAGGTGCCACAACCCGAAGACTTTTCTGGTGGTGCTCAGATTACACAGAACCCAGATGGTTCTGCCTTGATTGAAGCTCTTGCAGATCTACAGGGCATGGAAGTTGAGACAGGGGAGTACGAACATGATGCAAATTTGGCAGAAGCTCTTGACGATTCTATCTTGGGAGAACTTTCGTCGGAACTTAGAGAGCAGTACGAGACTGATCAAGAGTCAAGAGCAGAGTGGGAAGAAGGCTACACCAAGGGACTCGACCTCTTGGGAATTCAATATCAGGAGCGGACACAGCCCTTTCAAGGAGCGTCAGGAGTCACGCACCCGATAATCGCAGAGTCAGTAACGCAGTTTCAGGCACAGGCATACAAAGAGTTGTTACCTGCTGGTGGACCAGTGCGCACAAACATTATGGGCACAAAGACACCAGAGCTAGAAGCCCAGGCGATTCGTGTTAAAGATTTTATGAACTACATGCTGATGGAGGTGATGGAGGAGTTTGATCCAGACACCGACCAGATGTTGTTCTATTTACCTTTATCAGGCTCAACGTTTAAGAAGGTTTACTTTGATGAAACGAAGCAACGACCCGTTTCTAAATTCGTACCAGCGGAGGACTTGGTCGTCTCTTATGCGGCGAGCGATCTCACGACTGCGTCGCGGATTACGCACGTTCTTCGCATGGACGAAAATGAAATTCGTAAGTTACAGGTTGTTGGTTTCTACAGAGATGTTGATATTTCGGCTGACTATGAGGCAGATGCTGACCCGGTCAAATCGAAAGTAAACGAACTGGATGGTGTTGAGAAAAGTGCAACAGAAGACCTTTACACCGTTCTTGAGATGCACGTTAATCTTGATCTTGAGGGATTTGAAGATGCTGACCAGGAGGGTAACCCAACAGGGATCAAACTGCCCTACATCGTAACGCTTGATCAGGGTAGCGGAGAAGTTCTAGCGATCCGCAGAAACTACGAAGAAAACGATACCTTGAAGCAAAAGGTGTCGTACTTCGTTCACTACAAGTTTTTGCCGGGTCTTGGTTTCTATGGCTTTGGTTTGATTCACATGATCGGTGGGCTGGGTAAAGCAGCAACATCGATACTAAGGCAACTAATTGATGCGGGCACCCTGGCAAACCTACCGTCAGGTTTCAAAGCGCGTGGCATTCGAGTTCGTAATGATGACGAGCCAATATCACCGGGCGAGTTCCGCGATATTGATGCACCAGGTGGTGACATCAGGAACAGCATTATACCACTACCTTACAAAGAGCCATCTGGCACTTTGGCGCAGCTTTTGACAGTTTTGATTGAATCTGGTCGTCGTTTTGTTTCCATAGCAGACCAACAAACTGGATCACCTGGTTCACAACAACAACCGGTCGGTACCACCGTTGCGTTGCTTGAGCGCGGCATGAAAGTTATGTCAGCGATACATAAGCGTTTGCACTATGCGCAAAAATCAGAGTTCAAGATGCTGGCTCGTTTGATTAGGGACAATATGCCTTCAGCGTATCCGTATGCTGTAAACGGTGTTGATCCAAGAATCAAACAGATGGATTTTGATGATCGGGTAGACATACTGCCTGTCTCCGACCCCAACATCTTTTCTATGGCGCAAAGGGTAACTTTAGCTCAGACACAACTACAGCTTGCACAATCAAACCCACAAATGCACAACTTACAGGCTGCATATAAAAGGATGTATCAAGCCTTGGAAGTGCAGAACATTGATGAGATTCTACCGCCCACACCAGAGCCACAGCCTACAGATCCAGGGATTGAAAATGCTCGTGCATTAGCTGGTGAGATATTAACAGCGTTTCCAGACCAGGATCATGATGCACACATTGCCGTCCACGTTCCTTTATTGATGACACCTTTAGTTCAGGCATCACCTAGTGTACTGGGCATGCTCATGGCCCACTGTATGGAGCATATTTCATTCAAGGCTAGAAACATTGCACAACAAGAAATAGAAAGTGCGATGCAACAGATGGATCCGCAAATGGCACAGATGGCGATGCAATCTATGCCGCCCGCGCAGATAGAGTCTCGCGTTGCTCAGATAGAATCAGAGTTAGTAGGTGCATTTTTACAAGCAATTAACCCTGTGCAGGGAGAGCAGCAAGATCCTTTAGTAGCGATACGTCAACAAGAGTTAGCTATCAAAGCTATGGAGTCTGAAAGAAGAGCCGAGAGAGATCGGCTTGACATGAACCTAGAACAACAAAAACTACAGCAGAGAGCAGCAACAGATTCGGCTAGGATTGAGTCTCAAGAAGAGATTGCCGCACAAAGAGCAGAAGTAAATCGTGAGCGTATAGAGGCACAACAAAGGAGATAGTCATGCTCTTTGAAGCCATAGCCGTCGTTCAGACCGCAAACACCGCGATTGGTGCTGTGAAAGAGCTATTAAAAAACGGCAAAGACATTACTGATTGTGCCGAGCAGCTTGGTAAGTATTTCGACGCAAAGGCAGAGATTCAGAAAAAATCAGGCAGCTCACAGTCCAGTGGTTCCGATTTAGAAAACTTTCTCCACCTCGAAAAGTTACGCCAACGCGAGGAAGAGTTGAAGACCATGCTGATATATCAGGGCCGGGCAAACCTATATCAGGACTTCCTCAGGTACGCTGCAGAAGCAAAACGCAACCGTGATGAAGCACTGGAAGCTCAGAAAAAAGCGAAGATCGCGAAGCGTAAAAGAAACATGGCTTTGCTACGGTCTATGGTCATTGTATTTGTATGTTTGTTGGGATTGGCTTGTGTCGGTGGCTTTATATATTGGATCGCTTCTTTGAAGGCAGCATGACGCAGAAGAAACTACAAAAAGAATCTATCTACGCTGAATATGATAAAGACGGTGATGGTGTCATTAGTGACGAAGAGATGTCCCGCATCACATCAATCAAAGAAACTGAGACAGCCTTA